TTCAAATACACTGTAGCCTGAATTGTCAATGGCACATTATCCTCAAATGGACCAACGACTTCAAAATCAGATGCTTCAACAACTTCAAGCTTCAATTGTTCAAGAGCTCTTTTGTACAGCACATCAAATACTTCTGAATAAGCAGTGTATTTGTTGAAGTGAGGTTGTTTCTCAGCTACTTCACGAGGCACACTACCTTTTCTGAAACCATTAGCTGAAATAGTCGGCTTGAGCTTATCATAGACGACATCAATCAGCTTTTTGACTTCTTCAGGACTCTCAACTAATCTAATCTTGTGCGGCGTTGCCTGTCTTTTCAACTTAGCTTCCATTTTAATCTCCTTCACAAAGAAATTTGAATTTAGCTGCTTTGTCTGTAGTGTCAGTCTTTTTTATTGTTGCAGGCTTTACAATGACTCGCTTACCTTGTAGTTTATCAGCTGTTGAACTATGTCCTTGGCTACGCAATCTATTTGCAATAGTTACCAATTCTGGAATGATCACTCTTCTTTTCGACATTTGCGTAATCTCAATACATTATGTTTGTACTTATACTTAACCGGTATCACACCTAATTTTACTAATTCTCTTGCAACACCATCAATATAACCGTTTGCAATTACTACACCGACAATCTTGTTCCATTGTTTCAAAATCAGTTTGAGTTTGAAGTCAAGTAAGTACTTGTCAATCTGCGAAATAACACTGAATCTTGCGTGACTTTTCTTTGTTTCAATAATGTATACTGTCAAACCGTCTTTTGCAACAATATCTACTTTGCCGTACTTTGTTGGATGCTCTATATTGTAAATGTAAAAGTCATCTGATGCACCAAATAGTTGTTTCAAACAGTCAGGGTCTTTACAAATCAACTTTACTAAATCACTCTCAAGTGCTACTTGCTGATCATCTTTATTCGGTGCATCAACATTATCGTCTTTGTAACTGAAATTCTTGACAGTTAAGCCATTTTCAACAGCAGCTGATAATTGTTGTAAATGATTCCAGCGGTCATCAGCTCTCAGTGTCTCAAAGTTTCTTTCATCTGCTATAAATTCATCACGTAAAAGATCCAAGAACATTTTAGCATCTTGGCTGTTACCAAGAAGTGTCGCATTGTACAAACTATAGTAAAAGACTTCAACGTCACCTGTTGACATTAAGCATCTGTCACTGTTTCTAGTATACGCGGAAATGACTTAATGACGTAGTTTGCCACTTCATCTTCATCAATTTCTTCTTTTCGTTCTTCAACCATAAACAAAATAATCGCAGCAGCGACTATGTCACACACTACCGCCTTATCAAATAACTGTCCTTTATCACTCATCAGACGGTGCCTCTCCTGTAATTTGTTTCATTATCTCGTCATGCTCATTATATTCTTCATCATATTCAATACTCATTACATCAAACTTTCTCTTCAGGAACAACGTTGGTCCTCGACCATCTCGATACTTAACAATTGTCATCTTCAACCATTGTTGTTCATCTGATATTATTCCCAACATGACATCCGAATTCTGACCAAGTCTATCAGAACTAGCCGAATCCATGGCATCCATATCTTTACCTTGCAGATGCCTCTTGTGACCTTCACGATTAATCTGGTTAGCATTTATGACAGGCACATTCAATTTTCTACCCATCAATTTCAAGTCCCACGATATTGCACCTACAGGATCATCGTCATCTACATTTGGCTTCATCAAATAAATTGGATCTACCAATATCAAATGTATCTTCTTGCCACTTGATTTCTCAAAACTATTAATTCTTGATTCAATGAAGTTAGCTTTGCACATTGATGGTGCATCTAAAATCATGAATACATTTTCACGCTTGCTTCTTTCTTCTTTAACCTTCTGTTCAATATATAGCAGCTCTTCATCAGTTAATAAATCGGCATTTTTCATTTTGAAGTATGGAACGCCGGTCATCTTCGAATATAGACGCCGTTTTTGCTGCATTATCGGCATCTCAATCGTCACATACAATACATTAAATCCGGCTTCCCAAGCAGAATATCCAAAATTCAATAGTACGATTGACTTTCCTTGACCTGTACGACCCATCACTGTGATTAAATCTCCGCCCATCCATCCACCGGTAGCAAGTGTTAGTGGAGGAATACCAGTTTCAACACCTCTATATTTTTCCGGATTGTCATGTCTGTCTTTTATTTCAGCAATATCATCATCAACACTCATGAACGCATCTTCTTCAATAATACGATCACGAGTACTTTGATCATTAATTTTGTCTAATGTTAATTCTAGTTTTCGAATCAACGGTGCAGCACTTACATCTCTAGTACCTTCTTTAATTGACTTCAAGTCTGATAATACGCCCTGTGTAGCATCAAATATTTGTCGTATATGAAATAGATTTTTGATTTCGTCAACAATTGGTTCTAATTCTTGTTGTTCAAATTTCCTGTTTAGTATCTTTTCAAATAGTGCTTTTGCATCAGCAATTGACTGTTCTTTTTTGTACTTCTTGATTATTTTCTGCTTAACAAGATCTATAGTGAGGGCAGATGCATACGAATGGTAGTGCATCATTATAGTTGAAAATAGCCAACTTCTAAAGTCAGTTGTAAAGCATTCCGGTGAGACGCAGCTGTCAATTAGTTTCTCTATGTTGCGAACAGCAGCCTGCGCATCAATAGTGTCATGATTAATGAGACTTTTGAGTAGTTTGTTTTCGCTAGCTATTGCAGTGAATAATTTGTCAGACACGATGGCCTTTTTTTCCAGTTCGACTAAGTTGTTCTAAAAGCACTTTTGATTTTTCTTGTCGAATATCTGATCCAACAAGTCGTATCTCGATCAAATTTGACTTCAATAATGCTACTAGTGATTCATTGAAAATTGTTGACGATGAAGTTATGTCGTGCATTGATGTAAGTATTGTCACCTTTTTTTGATTACATCTGGTGACGAACAATTTGTCTAGAAATTGAGTTGATTGGCTAGTTTGTACATGATAGTCACGACCAATATCATCTACTACTAGAAAATCTACATTTGTGACAATGTATTGGTATTTCAATTTCAAGTTGTAATCTTTCCAACCTGAAGTTATGAAATCTACCAAGTCAGTCATTGATATGAAATAAGCAGTGAACTTTTGTCTTATAGCTTCAATTGAAATAACTATTGCAGCAGTTGTCTTTGCCAGACCATGTGTACCAGAGAAGAACAATCCAGTGCCATTCTCTCTAGCTTTTTCAAGGTTATTGTAATACAGCGTGTAGTTCTGTATAGACTCATCATTAGCAACGTCATTGCTCCAAGTGTCAATGACATGATTGAAATTGAACGAATGATAATTTGCAGGAATGTTGGCTAGTAGCAGATGTCGTTTGAGTTCATTATTTTCTTCTTTTATGACATGTCGAAGACCGTCAAATTCTGACAATTCAAACATTCGAAAATAATGATCTAAGAAATTTCGCTTTTGATTCATAGTCTATACTATACTTTTTCATGCTCAAGTTTTAGCCATTCATAGTCTGAAAATAATTCATCTTCTCTATTCTCAGTCCGTAGAATGTCAGCACCCATGCGCCACAATCTCACTAACTCATCAACACTGTTATTTGTTAGCATTTTTTGATAAATAGCATTATCGAGGACATTACCTGTAGCTAGTTTGATAGAGAACTTCTGAGTGCCTGATTGCTTTTGTTTTTCTGTTTCTTGTAAAATAGCCTCTTTGTTGACACGAGGTTTGTCTTGCAATTCCATTGAGATACCTTCAGCCATCTTGAAGACATATCTGAATCCTCGTTGTCCAGCTATTTTAGGGTTATCATTATACTTGTGACAAGCTTCATTTAGAATGGCTTCATCAAAATTCGACATGTCAAGTAAAAACTGTGCAATAGTACCAACAGTAAACCGTTTGTCTCTCTCCATACAATGTCGCTGTATTAGTTTGATTGTCTTAAGTAGTGACTCTATTAGAATGCTGCTAGGTTTAGAAAGTACAAGCTGAATTTTCTGCTTGATAAATTCATCAGATACTTGTTTTTGTTCTTCTTGCTTTTGTTCATCTGTGAAAACAGTTACTCTAATATTTCTAAGATGATCTTTAGCTGAAAATTCAGAATTGTCTTGTCTAATCTTTCTGCCATTCAAAACATACGTTATAGCATTTTCATGTTCTTTTTCAATTACAATACCGTAATTGACTAATTCTTTCCAAACACTGTCAGCAGAAGTAATGTTGATGCCTATAGTTTTTCGTAATGTTTTAGCATTACGAATACTCACATCGTCACTTACTGTGCGAGCAAGATAGATCATTTTAAGTAGGACTTTGAACGCATCACTGCTTAATTCATTGATGTATTTTTCTAAGACTATTGTCTCGATAGCAAAATATGTCATTATGGGTATTTATTGGCAAAAATTGTCGATAACTTTACACAAACTTGTGGTCAAATAAACAGCATGCGTAGCAGTGATTAAGGAAGGATTATCTGAAGTTAAAAGCTATCAATCAGTTGGAACTGTCTCTCTTGCTCACAAATTGCTCGACGCTTCTTGTAATGTCCAATCAAGTACCGTAAATTATCCTTAAAGTCTATCACGATAGCCTCTGTTTTGCCATCTGACAATCTCAATGTCCGACCTATTCTCTGTATCACTCTTGTCGGTGATTTACCACCACCTGCTAATATCAGTGAATCAAGTGCTGGGATATTCAAACCCTCATCGGCTAAGGACGTCCCTAAAATCACGTCTAGCTGCTTATTTCTAACTTGGTCAATATACTTCTTTCTCAGCATTTTGTCAACATGACTGTATATGAACTCGCACGATATACCGTCAATCGCTCGTATCATTTTTAATAACAAATGACCATGATTTTTTGTAGTAACTGTTATCAAGATGGATTTGTTAAGACCATGAAGTCGCTTAACGCAGTCTACTATCAACTGATTTCTATATGCATTGTTGACAATATACAGTTTGTAAATCGTCTTGTACTTTTTCCTACTAAACTTATATGCTGCATTTTTTGACCCCTGCAAATAATAAATCTTCGGTCTCACTAAATACTCGTGCTCAATCAAGTATGATGCAGAAACTTGTGCCACAATGCTTCCAGCATAAGCTTGCAATACCATGTCACGACCAGTGCCGGTTTCAGGGGTAGCAGAGAGACCTCCTCTGAAATAACTGCTTTTACAGACTTTCATTGTTTCTACGTAAGAATTTGCGCTCAAGTGGTGGCAATTACTAACTAGTATTCCATTTGCAAAATAATTGTGATTATCTTCTACTTCTAAATTGTATCTATACTGTGTATCAACATCGCTATGAGCCTCATAACAATATTTTACGTCTAACACTACTGCTTCATCATGATTATAGACAAACTTAAAAATCTTATTTTTAGTATCATCCCAATGATCATCTTCAAAGTCAACATTTGTTAAATATAAACATTCGAAATTTATTGATTCGTATGCGCAAATAAGCTTTTCAATTTCTTCTTTAGTATGCCAATGACAGATGTCACCTACTTCAATTACTTTTCTTCGTTTTCTAACTTTAAAGTCTGGATTTTTAGACCATTTTCTACCATTAGCCTTTTTGCCTACTGTTAACCAAAAGCGACCATCACCAGTATATGCCAATTCTGGTAATTGCAAATCAATCAATTTTTGTTCAAACCTTGTTGGTTTCCACACTTTATTCTTTGACTTTAATGGTGCATTAATCCAGTTTTGTCGTACTTTTGTTTTTTCTTCTTCTGACTTGTTATTAAAGTTCTTTTGCCAACTAATTTTCATTTTCTCTATTACTTCTGGCCTAAAACTTGGATTATTCTTTTTCATACGTTCAGATAATTTTTTACAATACGTTTTATTAGCACTTCTAGTAACAAATCCCTTACCGTTAGTAAAAGGGTTAGTATTATTATGCATTGAATAGTGACCACCGATATGCATTGTTTCACCTACATATCCACAAATGTCACAAACTTTAACATTCTTTGCATTACTATAAAATTTAAGTACATCTGTTTGTAGCAATTCGTCAACTCTAACATATCCACGGTTAACTGTCCAAAACTTATGTTTAGCTGTAGTTTTTAACTTAATGATCTTACTACCAATTTTAACTGTTACAATCCACCATTTATCAGTACATTTTGAACGTATCTTTCTCAATATCTTTTTCTTTTCAACAGTATTTTTTTCATGATTATATGACAATACATGAGTTATTTTGTCATTTTCATAAATCTCTTTTATTTTGACTTGCCGTTCATGATCAATCATTACTCGAGTTTTTTCATGAAAGCACTCGTCAACCATAATGCATTGAACAGTTTGCAAAAATCTCTTAATGCTATCATTTCTCAAATAGCTTTTCTTGACAATAGTGTCATTTTCCATCTGCTCTTTTTCAACTTCATCAAATGGCACATATTCTTTACCTAACACTGCATGAATTGTCTGAACCATACAAACATTGATTTTTTTGATATCACATTCACCACCACCAATTTTACCTATAGGGATCTGTAATAATTGAGTCAAGTCATCATAAGCTTGTTCAAATAAATCACCGGTATGCACTACAAATATTGACGGCATATTCAATCTTGCAAGAATGGCACCCGCAATGACTGTTTTACCACCACCAGTAGCTACTTGAATTACAAAGCGCTGATGGTCTATAGCAGCTTCGACAATGTCAGATTGGTAAGGTCTGAGTTTTGCGTGCAACTTTAGAGGTTTGTTTGTAGCAGGCTTTGATCTATTGTCAATGACATCATAATCAATGTTGTGAGTTTCAAAGATGTCAGCTGCTTTTGAAAATAGTCCTGTAGGAAACGACTGTTTTTGTCTATTGTATAGAACATGATCAATTGTAACAAAGTTGAAGCCGTTGAATTCATCTGTCTTGTAAGTCATTGCAGCATATAGATCGTAGATTATGGCATTACTAATATTGCCGACTATTTTGCTGTTTATGTTGTTGACTTCAATTTTGATCATATAGCAATAAGTCATACCAAAAAGCTATGATTTTTCACATAAAAAAGCCAGCATTTCGCTGGCTATAATACTGTTGCACTAATACTAATCTTGTTGTTGTTCAAATTTCACAACTGCTTCAAACCAGCTATCTTTCGGCCATGCATTCCAATTATCTCTTGTATCGACTACAACCGGCGTAAGGCCTGCTGCTTTTGTACGACCAACAATTCTTTCAGCAAACTTTTCGGGACTTCCACCATGCCGATAGAAATAACCTTGTTTGAAAACAAATCCACCTTTTTTAGGACTATATCCAGGTGAACCATTACTTCCATTAAACGTATCTTCAAGTATTTTTCTAATTTGCGACCTTGTCAAACTCTTTGCAGGTATTGTTTCAACAGGCTTTACCGGTTCAGTTGGCTTTGTAGCCTCGGCCGGTTTAACTTCAGCTGGTTTTTGCTGCTCTTCAGATTGATCAACGACAGGTTGCACTGTTGTTTGAGCTTGCGGTGGTTGAGCAGTCAATCTTCGTCGTGATCCAGGATGACGTTGCAAATACGCACGTTGTTCATCAACTGTCAAATCGTCCCATTTACGAGCTTCTTTCAAAAACTCAGATTGAATTCTAGCTAAAAACTTCATACAATCTCCTTAATTAACGGTCTATTCTTTATGAAGTAAAAATCTACACCAATATGAGTTATATCTGCTGATGTCAACTGATTCGCAGCATCATTGTTCGAATATGTCCACACATACAACACTAACTCATTCTTCATTGCAAACCCTGTTGAAGCAACAGCTATTCCAAACACTGCTACTTGCTTATGATTTGCAACTACTAACGGCATCATCATTATTGACTTCAATGACGTTGCCTCATTACCGCCACGTTCAACTGCATTCAAGCCTGCATTGTATCTAGCAGTTATCACATCATCTATCTTCAAAACTGACTGTGAACTTGTAGCATACTCTAACAAACTTACAACACTGTGACACACGTCAAGCGATGCAAATTTTCCAAGATTAGCAACTCCAGTTATAGAATCACCCTTTGTCAAATGCTCAACATCTAACGGTGTCGGCAAATTCGATATCAACGGTCTAATATACGTCTTACTATCAATATTAACTGTAACATTTGCTGTTCCGTCAGTATGTGCATAACCTATCATAGCTTTCAATGTTGCATCAAGTTCAACAGCTTCAACCATACCCTGGTAAGGTAAGTGCTTATATGAAATCTTAACCTGAGCTCCATCATGAGGTTCAGCAATATAATCCATATCAATCCACAATTGCTGACCATCAACAATTATTGCACTATCAAGAACTGTAATCCAATTGTCTACAGGAACAACGCTATTTGTAACGTACGCGTTCACTCTAGCAGTAGGTATACTCTTATACGTCATCTGGAAATCTGCCGGATTAGATGACGGCGGTGAATAAATTGCGCCACTACTATTCACTAACACAAACTGATCAATGTCACCACTTGAACTCTGTCGATAAACAGGTGCCCAACCAGCAATAATAAGATCCAATGCTAACGGTACATACACTATTGACGATATCTTAGCAAACGAATATGGCGCATGAATTCCGCCCGACGGATGTCTAAACACTTGCCCTGAAATCATTGAAGGATTCTGCGCTGTAAATGGCTCAGACGCTATTTCTGTAGTACCAGTAGATGTAGTATACACACCACGAACCATCCACACCTTATTTGTAGCAAATGGTAAATATATTCGTCTAGATGTGTTGCTTGTATTTGTAACGAACATCGTACGAGTACTACCATTAACTGATGTAGTTGATGACACTATCGGCGTTACACTTATTTGTTTATTTCGCATTGCTGTCTGATAATTTGCAGCATAACTATTAACAGTTCCAGTATGATTGTAATTCAACTGCTTTGAATGTCTCATTGAATATAGTGACGTGTCAGACATGTTAGTGCCTGATCGAACTATACCACTATGAGGATTGTAAGCAATTTGTGCTATAGGAAAAGTTGCTGCATTCACGTAATTCACAGATAGTACTTCGTCTGGTACAAACGTCAAACCGTAATTACTTGGATACTGTACATCGTAAACAATCCAAATCTCTTGATTAGTTAATGAAACATTAGTACCTAATGTAAATGTAGCAGTAGCTGTTCCAGTGTTTAACCATGATCCAACAACATCTACTAGTCCTACAGTATTCATATATACATACGGTTTTGTACCTGGACCAGCATCATCAGTTCCAAGAATAATTGTTCCAGCAGGAGAACCTGCAGGTGCTTTAACTACAATAGTATTACCATTAGCCCAATTGCCAAGACCGGTTGCTCGATAATAGTCTTGAGAAGAATCTGTATCGACAGTATTAAGTCTAACAACATTTGACACGACTGTTGTTTGCAAATCACTAATAGTAGTTCTAGTTTTGTCAGCTGCGCAAGCTATTGAATAACCTGTTATTGCTGCATCGCTAAATGCGTCATACTTAATAGTAATTGGTCGTCGAACATTGTTTTGACCAGTCAATAGTTCTTGTACAGATGACTTCAAAATTTCTTCATAAGTAATCTGTTTTCCAAACACAAGTTTGTGCCGCAAGTCAATTACATCTTGTTGCGCCACTGAATCATTGAATAATCCGTCAGGTCTATCAGATATTCCGCCAATTACAACATCTGATGCTTGCTGACCATTCAAATCTTCATCAATGAAAGGTGATATTGACCGTCTAAATACTAGTGCTACAGGAATGGCATAAATGTAACCATCAACACTCTTAAGTTGTGATCTTGATGCAATGTCTCCGTTACCTGCTCTCCACAGCCCGTAATCACCTGTAGATGCACCCATGTTTGAGAAATTAAATGGGTTTACAGGCAGTAACGCACCACCTTGAGCAAAGGTGATTGCATCAAATATATTTGAATTTTGAGCACTTGGAGCAGCTACATTTTCTTGAATACGAAGTCTATACTGAATCTGTACTCGCTTAGTAGTTTCAGGATAAACAGCTGCTATGATTGGATCAATAATGTCATCAGCTAATGTGCTAGTGACATTTTGAACATTGCCTTCTTTGTAAATATGTGTAGCATCTGGTTTGTAATCTGTCGATCCGCCAGATATCATCGTCTTCCATACTTCAAGGAATATGAAATCGTATCGATGATTACCGGCACCAAGTGAAGCTGCACTCAAGTTAATATCAGATGTACCAGAAGATAATACATTTACTTGCCAGCCATTTACGAATGCAAAGTCTTGGGGCATTTGAAATTTGTTTGACCAAGTGGCATTGAATGCAAATGATGAAGTATTTAAGAAGCCGCTTTGGGCTTGATTTGAAATGTATTTCTGAAACTTGTCTGATATGACGTCAAATAATAGATTGAGTTCTGAATCAAGGACAGGTTTACCATCTTGAAATATTAGAGTATCGTACCCGTGAAATTCAGGCTGTAGTGTTCTAGATACTCCGGTGCCGTAGTCAAGTGTTGACATTATTTGCTCCTGCTGTCATCTAAATATGATTTGACTCTTTCTTTTTCAGCCTCTAATTCATTATGTTCATCTTGGTCAAATGCAATCCAACCTTTGTCATGTGTTAGCAATCTGTATTGACCGTTATTGAATTGCGTCGTTCCGATAGGAATATCTCTTGCTCGAATTCTATAGTGTGATCCTGGATGATCTTTCAAATGTCTTCGTTGTTCATCAATTGATAGGCTGTTCCACCATTCACTGGTAGCTCTATTAAGTGCCATTTTAGCAAATTCTTTACTGATAGTATTTGAGTGTTTATGTTTTTGAATTGCTCTTTCTTGACGTAATGCCTTTTCTTTAGATGGATGTCGACCAAGTAATTTAGAGCCGTCACTAGTATATAGACAGACCTTTTGTTCTTTGCCTGGTCGACTGTCTTTGTCTTTTTTCTTACAAGGTCTGATTACTGATTCTATATCTTTCATTTTTTACCAAGTAGTGTTTTGATTCTATCAAGCATTGATTTCTTTTTAGGTTCCATCTTCTTTTTTGCAGCGTCTTCACGAATTTTTTTAAGGAATGGATCATTAGATTTTACAGGTTCTTTTACTGGTTCAGGCTTTGTAATTTCATCTATTTCTCTTCGAACAGCGTCCTTATCAGATATATCAGGTTCTGATTTCGTTTCAGGACCTTTGCTTGTATCAGCTAATAGTTGGTCAATGTCAGTCTCTTCAGGCTGTTCAGGCTGCTCAGCTACATCAATATCAGACGGTGTGCGTTCTTTTTGTCGTTTGATGTCAGTTTGATCACTACGAGTTTTTTCAAGTTGTTTTTGGCGTTCTTCACGTCGTTTTTGTAATTCTTCTCTCTGAGCTCGTATTTTATCTATATTAGCATCAAGTTCTTTTGATCGTCCTTCGAGTCTTTCGCGTTGTGCATTAAGTTTTTCACGAACACCAGCCATTTGCTTCTGAAATTCAATATATACTGGATCATCTGTCGCTTTGAATCTCTGTACTGTCGGTAACTCAGGCTTTTTTTCTTTCTCAATGAATTTTTGTTCACCTCTAGTTACGCTAGTAATTTTTGCATCGTCATTTTTATCAATGAATCCAGTCTGTAGTCTTGTAGGTGCACCACCAATAGATGGGTCTTCAAAATATCCGTCACCATACATCAATAGATCTGTAGCATCTGATACACCGATATTTTCAGCATCACTCTTGTTTTGCAATCTAAAAGTCATCTTAGCACCAATATTTGCCTGAATCTTTCCAGGTATATTTTGCTTTGCAGGTGACTGCGTTGCAATAACCATGTGAGCACCGACAGATCTAGCAACTGTTAGCATGTGATCAACTAAATTGAATAATCTTGCAGCATTCGGATTAACTTCCTTATTAAACAAATCTTTAGCTTCGTCTACTATCGTCACAATTCGATGCATTTTTTTACGCTGCTCAGCCGGTATTAGATCAAACGCTTTCTTTTCACTATCATTCATTTGTTCAGGCTGTTTAGCAATAAACGAATTCCAATCTTCAATATTCCTAAAGCTCATACCTGTCAAACCACTAGTGTTCTTAAAGAAATTGTTTCTTCGATTGACTTCATCACTTAGTGCTTGCAATGACTCTTCTGCTTCTTTTGCATTAGCAGCTATAGGTCTATCTAAATATTCACTATCCTTATATTGCGCAAACTCTGCGCCTTGTTTAGCAGCATCAATCAAAATCATCTTGGCTTCATCAGGTGACTTACCCATCTGAATTGAATTTATGATGCTCTGATTAAACACAGACTTACCTGATTTAGTGGCACCAGAAACTATCAAGTGAGGAGTTTTACTAAAATCGTAAGTTATTGTATTGTTGTTCTCGTCTTTACCAAACGCAATTGGCAATTTAGTAGGATCTTTTGAAGCTTTCACAAACGCATCATTTGTAATCAACTCTTTAAACGATACAGGATCTCTATCTCTTAAATCTGTGCCTTTAGGTACATGAACATCAATAGTATCTGTATCTCTATTTTCAGTAATAGTAACATTCTCTTTCTTACCAATAAAATGACTCATGACGGTCTTACTTTCAGACGACAATAGCTTATGCATTGCCTTAGCTTTGTCTTTATCTAAAAGCTGTTTCAGACTCAATTTGTACGTTACTACATTAGGACTATTGACAACATCTGAAACTTGCGCATCACCTACATCCATTGCCTTTAATGCACGATCTAAAGACTCTTGATATTGCTGAATATTTTTCAATTTCTGTGGATCTGGAGGTGCAGGATCGCTCAAATTACTTGCATCTCTATATATTTGACTTTCATTTTTCTTGACAGTTTCAATTGTGGTCTTATATTGATTATCAGTTTTGTCACCAATAGCTTTCAATCTCTGTTCATTCTCAACTTGTAACTTCTGCTGTAATTCATCAGCTTTTATTTCTTCTTTTTGTTCTTTTGGAACGTTAGCATTTGTAACAACTTTAGATTTTTCAGGCAATTTCTTTTTCTTACGCAATTCAAGATTCTTACGATTTTCTAAATATTTTCGATATTTAGCAGCCTCTGACAATGATTTTTTCTTAGGTTTAAGCTGCTTTTTCTTATCTTCAAACTCTTTCTTTAATTGCGTCAGATGCTTCTTAGGCAACTTAGCTTTTTGCTTTTTTGTATCAACTTTCTTAGTCTTAGAACCCTTCCATTGCTTATATAACTGTTTGTACAAGCCCTTTTGACGTTCATCGCCACTCTTTAATGACTTAATCTTTATTGTACGTGTCTTATCACGTTTAGAACTCGGATTCGACACACGCTTTTCACCCATCTCTTTATCAAAAGACTTCAAAGACTGCTTCTTTGCAGTCTTGAACATGCTGCTTGCTTGCAACTGCAAAAATTCATTCTGTATCAAAGCAAGAAATTTCATGTCAACCCTTCATTCATTTTTATTTCTCACCTTAAGTCAACTAGGCATGTTAGCTCACTTAAAATGTCAATCTCCAACAGATTGTCAGCGTAGATGTACTTGGTTTGTTCCAGACAGGGAACGTATGATAGTTCACCATATCTCCGCCGCCCGGCGTTGTTGATCCAGTCCCGCCAAATAATGACATTTCAACAAGCGCACCAACAGCTTCTGTATCATTATACACTGTCTCAAAATCAACTATATTGGTACGAGTCAGTGACTCAACACCAAGCGTATCTACATAATACACTCGATTGAATATCTTTCTAAACAACTCATTAACAAGCGCTATTTGCACTGCAGTTGCAACAGGCGGATTCTGCAAATCCCAACCGGGATCGCCAGTACCAACTGCTAATGTCTTCAACCCAGGCACATAAGTTCCCAGACCGGCATTATCTGACATCAACTGTGCCATCAAATAAGATGCTTGATCTACAATTACATTCTGTTCTACACGTGTCTCAATAGTACCATCTTTATGCTTCATTGTCATGAAGATGTCACCACGCTTAATCCATCGATAATTAGTCTCTTGCATATTTCCTCCAAATTTGTTAGAATTTTCTCTTCTCAATGGTTCCATCTTTATGCTTCATTATACCAATAGCTGCATCAGACTTAACTCGAGGCACTTGCTCTTTCATTGCCGGTGCTGCCTTTTTAGCCTGCTTAATCTGCATTAAAATCCTCCAAAGAATCGTTCAATCCAGAAGAACAACATATCTGTAGACTCATTAGTAATAGAATCTAAATCATTTGTTGTAAACGGATGAGCATTTGTTTCGTGACAAAAACCATATTCATTATCTACAGTTGTAACACTCTCAAGATACGGTATTGCAAATCTCATCATCACTTGCTCAATAGGCAACTCAAATTGCTCTCTAGCCAATATACCAAAATTAACTTTCTCTTTTATGTCTAACTCAACTCGCTCGTGATTAAAATCACTAGCATTAAAAAATAATGTCTCTTCAGGTTTCTTAACTATTTCGTTAAGTCCACCCCAATGCACATCTGAGAACATTCTTGTCTCGCATATATGTGCATGTAATCCTTCAGGAATATCATATGCAATTATTGCGTCACTAGGAACATTAACCTGATTCAGCAGCGCTTTCTTAGTTAAATCAAAAGCACCAGCAGTAACTGTATAAGTATTCGTATATAATCTAAGTTCTCTGTATATGACGTATTTATTAAATTTGTAGATAATTTTGACAGTCTCTGTCACTAATGGGTTCCTACTTAAACATATCTTACCAGTAAACCCGTTAACTGATATCACAGATATCGGTGGGCCAGCAGGCGTAACTACAAGCTGGATGTCTGTTGGATCAGTAGTTATCTTTGTCTCAGCTATGTTCAATATCGGTTTATAATATGCATAACAACAATTGTTTGTACCATCAAACTGAGCTGTCACGTTCTCTGTTATTATCTCTGCTTTCTTGTATTTAGCTGCGCAATCTGTGCGAACATCTTCAGTGCCACGATAAGCAAAATCCCACCTAACAATCTCATCTTGTATGTCCTTAGTCCTAATAATCTCAGAGAATACATACCTTAACAAGAAATAAGTATGTGCCGGCTTAACCAATTTCAATACTGCAGTTACATTTGCATTAAACTCGTCCCAATTTCTAATAGGTATCGTCCCAATATTAACATCAAACGAAAACATGAATTGCCATGCTATATTATTCAAATACTCTCGAATAGAAACAGATTGCACACCAAGAAATACTGACAAACCCTCAATCAAGCTCTCCTTGGTTGATCCCTTGAAAAACATCTGCATCAACACTAACAACACTTCTCGATATCTATCATGCGAAAAATCTGCCCTTGGCTCAAACTTCAACAAATATCCCAAATTCTGATACAACAATTCTGATCGTGTCTGCTGATAATAATTGTCACGAGAATAATCTTCTGTCACTTGCATTGATCTGGCAATTTCAAGAGCCAATGACTTGAAATAACCATAAAACACTGTTGACTCTGAATCCTTATTATACGTACTCTCTAAATTACCCAAAATCCTATTCACAATATCAATATGATACTGATACCATCTATCCCTATACTCTCTTGGCGGCGTAGCTATATCTTTACAAGTGAAAAAGTAATTCTCAGTCGTCATTACATTGTTACTATAATCTCTAGCATCAACTGACACATTAACCATGTACTTATCTTCAAACGTCTCTGACGGTGTAATTGCAAGTAGATAACCGCGACTTCTCGGTATAAAGTACACATTCTTGTTATCTTCAAATCTAGCCACAAACATTGTAAACGTCGGATTCACTTGCACATGATACAAATTAATGAACTCTAAACTTGAAATCTGATCATAATCCTTATCAATAACAACCGCAGTAAATCCCGGTATCGCATCTAAAAATACACTAACTTTCTTAACCGTTGAATACTGATCATGCGTCAAATTTGCTGTGGCAACTACTATACCACCAACTGTCACATACAAATTGTTATCAAGCACATCTAAAAACACATCCGGCAATAAACCAGAATAAGTAACAGCTATCACATCTGTAGTAAGCACAGTGTAAGTAGTATTTGCAATCTTAACACTAACAGTTCGCAAATCGACACCAGACACGTCATCATCCAAGAAAATCATCACATTTGTATCTCTAGACACATCCTCAGCTTTATGCTTCGGCCAAAACCCTCTAATATACGGCGCAGTCGTATCTGTCGGAAATATACCAACTACAACAGGGATTAACGCGTTACCAGCATTATCATTAGCATAAATAACAACATTATCTAGATCTTGAAAATTTGGAATACTTGCAATTGGTCCAACTTGAACTTGCAAAGTATTATATGGTAACACACCCGTATATGAAAAGAATGCTGAATTCTTACTTGTAGAATACTCAATATCGTCAACAACTATTCTAACAGTATCAACATCAATACCAGACAATGCATCAGCAAAATTCACAGTCAAATGTGTCTGTACTGTAAATACAAGATTTGCAGGATCTATAGACGTTACAGCCGGTTTCTCTAAATCTAATCGCAATGAATTTGAAGCAGTCTTCACAGCTTCAACGTTACCAGCATTGTCAACTGTAAAATACTTGATGTTGTAAATACCACTTGCAGCAAACGGTATTTTTTCTGTGACAGTATATGATGAACTTGTAGTAGGATCAGGCGGTATTATTGGATCTACTGCAAATTCATAATATGTTCGATAAACACTGGAATGTACAGCGTCAATTGTCAATTGCAGTAATGCGTCATTTGTCCAATTTGTCGTTATACTATCTGTAGTGATTGGTATTGTAGTATCGAGCTTAAAAATATGCTGCTTTACAGATTCAACATTACCAACGTTATCGACACTATAAAAGTGTAATACGTGAATACCTTCAGACGGTATCAACAATGATGACAAATATGTCGAATAAGCAATTACATTATCCCATTTGTAATATGTACGATAGACTCCTGAATCCGGATCAACTGCATCTAAATCTATACTTGGCGATGTCACATACCAATTATTATTACCATCTGGTGGCAATGCGTCAACTGTAGTTTCAGGAGCAGTCTTGTCAATCTGTACTGGCAACGATTCTTCAATAATTTCGTAATTTCCAGCATTGTCAACACCGCGATACTTTACAATGTATTGACCAGTACTAGAAAGCGTCAATACGACCGAAGATGCAGGACCTAATATTGTCGGATCTGTTCCATCAGTGCTATATAATATCCTGTTAGTACCTGACGATGACTGATGATATGGATCAGGTAACGGTACTTCATAATCATTAGAAGTAATCGTAACTGTGACATTATTTACCGTCCAACCACTAATAGCATCATCAGTTGAAATCGGCGGATTAGTATCCAACTTTAATGTATTGCGACTAGACAATTGTGGTATAGAAGTGTTTGTAGTCTGTCGACCACGCTTGTCAACTACTATAGTCGTTATGTCTTTCGGGCCTTGTATGTCATACGACGGTATAGGCGGAACTATATCGTCAGGATAGATAAACGGATCAGTCTTGTCAGAAAAGTCAACTTCAATATCAGGATCATCAATGTCACCAATAATTATTTGCTTAGCGTTAGATCCTAATGCTGTATCAAACAATGTACAATACGTATAGTCTACTTCAACATTGTCACTAATTAATGGCACTGCATTGGCTGTAATCGTTATTTGATTTCCTGACACAGAAACGACAGCATATGTTTCTAACTGTGTTTTATTTTGCACTCTAGTAGCAGCAGTTAGTGTCTCATATGTCGTATTGATCTGTAATGTTTGATATACGCAAGTGAATGGTCCCGGACCAGACACACTTATTAATGTAGAATGCTCATTAAACACAAACACATTAGGACTTGAAACTTCAGCTTTTATTGATGGTCGTAATGGAATATCAGATGGATCGAGTCTATACCACCCATTATCACCATTTGGTGAGAAATCTGTATAATCAGTATTCTTTACAATACTTACATTAACTACAGGAGCTCGATTCAAAATTGCAACAGTCGCACCAAGATCTTTTACATCTTCAGTGTTACCGGCAGCATCAACGGCAAACCACTTAATAGTACTAACGCCATTTTCAAGAAGGTCAATTGTTGTACCTTCAGGTGATAATGTTGTAGGCTGACCATTTATTGCATAATAGACATGACTGATGCCGCAATAGATATAACTGACTTTGATAACGTCAGTATCTACAAACGCTTCGTTAGTATAGATCTTGTTGTCAGAAATGTAACTTACAGTTAATGTAGTAGCTGTTGTTTCGTTGTATACGTTAGAAACACTAAACAAGAACTTATGAGCGATCGTAAGTTCGTTTTTAGTGTCATCTTTAGTCGATATTATTTCATCTGTTATTGTATATTGCCTATCATCTACGGGCTTCAAGAATATACGTAATGGATCTGATACTACTATTTCTGGTTTTGCTCGATTTAATGACTGTATACCGATGCCTGCATTAGTTATATCAATCCAATGATTTGCGAGAGCATTACGATAAGTATCAGCTACTCGAATTTGAGTCGCCGATATTCTAACTGCGTAGTAATATCTACCAGTCAATAACGGATCAGGCAATTGCACCGTTGTTTGAAACTGTAGTACATTACCCGTATTAAGATTATGTGACACTGATGTCGTTAAAAAATTAGTCAGAGCGTCAGCTGTAAACACTTTGACAGTTGAATCTACGTTCATTACATTCAAATACGTCATCATTGACGACCAATCAGTATATGTCGTCAAATTTTGTCGCAATGAATCTGTCAACATCGGATAAAAATCATTATTTTCAATTACATGGGCCCACGACAAGATTATATTGAGATCATTGTATGCATTAATTGCAGTAGCATCAGTCGCAGTACTTGGCTCAATAAAATCATAATCAAACAGACGTTCTTGTGGTGTTTCTACGTTTCCAGAAACATCAACAGAGAAATATATCAGTCGAATTACTTTTGAAGTATAAGGTAATTGTATCGGTCCATCTTCAGGATGATACTCTAAAGTAGGATCTTCATCGAACTGATAGATTATCTTACTTACACCTGAAGTAATATCTACAGCTGAAAACGAAATATCAGGTGTAGTAGTATAATATCCACTACCATGATCTGGAACTACTGTCAAAGTAGTAACTGGAGCAGTGGAATCTAACTGATAAACTTTCTCTACAGTTGCTGTCTCAGTGTCAGTACTTGCAGTAGCAGCTACTTCCCAAATACCATCACCAGGAAGCACAAAATGACCAGTATAATTTACATACAAATACGTTTCTGTAAATGTATGAGGATACATGTCAACACTAAGACCAAATACAGTCTCTGTTGCATCATATGTTCCTGGACTTACAAACTTAATTTCTGATGTGGATAATCCTGAACCACTAGTTGGCGATGTAACTGTAACATAACCAGTACCCGCTAAGCCATCAGAACCAGTCTCTGTAGCTATCGGTACATCACCACCAATTGTATTATTGATCTGATCAATAATGTCTTGTATTGACGTCTTTGTGGAATCTACACCGCGAATGTTAATGACAATTGGTGTATTAGACTGATCAATCTCAAGAGCAATAAATGAACCACCGGACAAATCAATCAGTCCAGTGATTTGAACAGTACTTGTATACGTTGCTGTTGTGGGTTTGTTTCTAGGCGCAATCTTGTACTGTAATTGAGTTACTAAGTCAGGTTTAGTAGTTAGTAATCCGATTTGTGGTGATGATTTATACCAACCGTTTTCACCATTAATCGGAAAACTTTCAGTCATCAATACTTGTAAAGCACCAGTCGAAATTTCAACTCTAAACGGTATTGACTCTTTAACAGTCTCAACGTTTCCAGCATTATCCACAGAGAAGAACTTTACAACATATAAACCTGACGTCTTGATCTCAAATGATGTTGCAGGCGTCAAATCTCTAGTTGGAGTAGTGCCATTTGTAGTATAGTATGTTGACTGTTGACCAGAAGCAGAATCAGTTATAGTGAAGTTAATAGTTACAGGTACATGAACGACGTCTAACGGAACTGTAATAGCAGTCGTCGGTGCGTCGTTATCGTACTTGAAGACTATAGTTTGAATATCTTCTTTGTTACTAGCAGTATCTGTAGCATAGACCTGCAAATAGTGAATACCTTCACCAGGTATTGTAAGAGCTACAGAGTATTCTTGGAATGTAGTGCCGTCCCAAGAGTAATAGATTTTGTCAACGCCAGAAACAATATCATTAGCAGTTATTGTTATGACCGGTAGTGATTGATACCAACCATTTTCACCATCGGGTTGGATATTGACATGAATTGTAGATACCGGAGCAATACCGTCAATCTTGACAGATTCAGTCTGTACAGCATTTGCTTCACTAGTAGATATACTAATTGAGTAGTATTTTACAGTTGTCGTGCCTTCAGTCTCAATAATGAACGGTGTAGTATATAGTCGTCTAGACGGATTTATGAGAATTAATGGATCTGATCCATCTAATGTATAGTACGAATGACTGGGTTCATTAGTCTCTAGTATGACAGCAAAAAAGCTAGTACACCAACTAGTGGATATATTACTATTTGTTACAGGTATTGCCAAGATCTACCTCACATTAAATTGTGTGAATTACTAATGATTGCAAATTCAAGTAATCTAAGTCAGTGACCACGATATCTTTTGATCCTGTCTCGCCTGAAACATTGTATGCAGCAGTTATTACATAATTGTCAGGATTAGATCCGTCAGCAGTTGAAACGTATAATGAACCGTCACTGTCGATGAACCCTCTACTTAAACCATTTACAACATCATCACGCGAATTTACTAATTGTAATGCCACATCATTTGCACTAATTCTCCAGAACTTAGATACGTCACTAGCACTTCCAGCAGTACTATATCTTAGCACATTACTTGCAGTTCTATATGATGTTGTTATGCCTGTCTGATAAACCGTCCATACAGTGTTAGATTGGATAATTTCATTAGCAATATGAGTACCGTCTGACACTGCCATTTTTGTCAATGGCATTATCACGTAGTCAACACCGTTATTGTTGTCAGCTATTGCAATAATGTCACTCTGATTGATACGGTCACCCATATTTTTCTGATCAAACAATGTATATAATTCAGATGTTAACGTGTCAATAACTACAGGACTTTCAGCATTCAATCTAAGCTTAACTGTGAATTCAATGTCGACGTTTATTTCATTAGCTGATTTGACTAATACATCAGCAGTGATGTGCCTACGAACATCTACTTTATCTTGTATTATCTTGACTAGTGAATTCACATTGTATGAAACAGTGATTGATTCTCCATATTTATACGACACAATAACGGTTTGACCATCAGTAATAGTTGACAACAATGATCTAGCAATACTAATATAGCCGAATTGCGTCGTCGGCATCTGTAGCACGTAATCATTGTTAATATCATACACTATAGTACCAGTAAGATCAATAACTACAATAGTGTATCTGTCAATTCCCTTTTTACCTAATGATTTATATTCTTGACCAACTAAACTAACGTTCTCGCTGTAATCAAATAAATCGCCAACTGGCAATCCGGTAGTTGCATCAAATAACAATTGAACACTGCGCTGAGCATCTACTGAATTACCTGTAAGCAATATGTTGTCAACTTTATTAAACAGATACTGCGTGCCTTCTTGTAATATCTGGCCTGTACTAGTAGTAACAGAATTTATAGACTCAACAGGCTGATTACTAAAAATTGCAGGATCAGCCTTCTTATACTTGTATGTAACCCTAATTATATCTGTTAGTGCAATACCAATCAAAAAGTTAATAGCATTAGTGTCGTTGACGTCTATAGATGTTCCGTTAGATTCAATTATGAATGACTCAACTACGTTTCCATTAACTAGTTGCGCTGTTGTTTCATTACCGACAGCACTAGCTATGACAACTTCACCGACAACAGGTTCTACATACGAATAATCAGCTGATATAATATCGCCAGAAACTAATCCTGGTGGAAATGACAAGAATGAGAATGATATTTTACCTCGCTGATTAACTCCAACTGTTTTATAATATACTCGATAATCAACATCTCTTACTAATGGTGTCTTTGTCGAAGGTTGAATTGTTAACGAACCACTCGCAGGAGTAACTATATCAATTGCAATGCCATTTTGCGCATTGCTCAGTGTAGTTGCCAACTTAAGAGTTGTATTCGTCAACCTAATAGCGTAATAATCTACACCTGTAACTAACGGACTAGGCAATGTGCCACCGACAGCAACTGCAATTCTAGCAGTATCACCTGTATGATAAACATGACCAACTGGAACTGTTACAACATTAGTTGACGGGTCAATTGAACAACCACTAACACGATACAGATAAATCGTATCAGTCAAAATTGCAACATTTTTACCGAGTAAATTCGAATCCAAATAAGCATCAATTTCACCACCAACAGCAGACGCTACGACGATCTCATTAACTACTGGTACTTTATACTCATAATCTGCAGTTACACTATCACCTAAAAATATCTGCATATCAAATACAATCTCTCCAGTAGATAAATCTAACGTATAATCAGTCTTCGGTATCTTTATCGCATTCTTGTAAAGCGTGAAATTACCAGTCAAGTCAAAAGAATCTGACTTTGTCACGTTAATTATCTCTTGTACTAAATACGCAGGATATGCAGCTGATACATCAGCATTTGTTATGTCGACTCTCATATTTGTAGCACTTGATGCACTATCTGCTGTAGTAGTAACAATGTCAACATCTTCTCTGTAATTGCCCTTGTACAGAAATCCAAATGACTCTGTTTCACTAACAGTCACACTACCCTTGAAATATATGTCAACCTTACCAAACGCATGTTGCTTTCTTACAGAGTCATAGTCGCGCTGCATTAATACGTGCCCAGCATCAACAACTAATACATCATCAACATATTGTGTTTCAATCGCTGTTCTCAAATATCCGTCCCTAGTACCTACATCTAATCCTGTAAATGCTAACATCGCTCTACTAGCTAAACTTCTATTTGACTCAATATCTGTTCCGCCCTCTGTCGGCCTAACATTTGTCACCTGTAATTGTGTAAACGTTGAATTGTTAATAGTGTTAGAACCAACATTAGTGATTTCACCTGTAGTAACTGCCTGAACTGAAACATTGATTTCGTATCTTTGAGTTGCTTCATTGAAATACTGATTTATTGACCCGATCAACATTTGTGCCTGTGTTAATGTCTGAAAGTTAATTGCAGGTTTAGCTGATGTTGATGTCGTTGAAACAATCGTTCCCTGAGGAATTGTTATAGTTGCTAATGGCTTTACTTGTGTATAGAATACAACAGTTCCTACAGAAGCTAAAGCTGCGTTTCTAAATACCATGAAGTTGTTTGCCAATTTATCGAACGCAAAATCTATTACAGCTTGAGTCTCACTGTCACTAGTGAACTGCCATGCAGCTTTTAATTGCTGCTTATATGTTGATTGCGAAACTGCGATTGATGTCCCTGTATTATTCGGGTCGTCAATTTCTAATAATGTAATGAACGATGACGATCTCGATAGAAAGTCAACATATGTATAGAGAAATCCAAATTCTGACGCATGAGGATCAATGTGAATGTCTCGAGTCATTGTCCCGGGCTTAACGTCAATTTTAGGATAACGATCTAATACCTTTGTGATCATTGATATCGTTACGTCACTAGCAGTTCGCACTGGAAACTCGACCAACTTTGTTGACAAAATCAACGGCGTATCATAAATTTCAATTGAATACAGACTTTCTTCTTCTGAATTGTTAACAGCAGTTATCACGTAATACTGAGTTTTAGTATCTAACAACTCAATATGAGTATAAGCAAACATTAGTACTTGCGTGACTGTTTCTGTAGTAGTAGTTATTCTGTTGCCACCAATATTCTGTACAGTTGTAACAGTGTTAGTAACAACATCTTTTATTTCACTATAAGTTGTCATTAGTTCGTCATTCAATTTCACATAACTACTAACACCACCACCTGAAGTAGTAGAATTATAGATATTGTAACCTTTGACATCAGGTTCAGGATTAGCAATCCATCGAACTATAATGGAATTACTTGAAGCCTCAGTTGTCAATCCGGTAGGTTGCGACGGTCTTGCCATATTGTTCCTTCCCTTAACTCATCAACGGCTTGTTAAAATACAATGTCGTATTCATTGCAATAGCAGTTGCAGCTTGTGACACAATTGATGCACTTATCTCGTAAAAATTGTAATCATAGTCACTTTGCTGCACGACTATATTGTCAAAATAACTGAAAAACTCTTCATCAGTAACTTCTTGATATTGAGATTGCTGTAGCTGCAAATCCTTTATCTTACTACCACCATCAATTATCTCACTCTTAAATTTCGGATCATAATACTCTTGTACTTTAGCTGTACCAATATATGAAACTAATGATGTTCCCCACCATGAATGAGCCTTGTTCGAGCCCTTTATGGCAATAGTGAATTTCAATACATCTTGCATTAACTTCTGTTCATCTTGTACTGTAATCAATTCACCAAGCTTATCATAGTCAAAATCATTCAATTGACCTGTGCGCTTGCACTTCTTGCATTTGTTAACATCAACCTGATAACTCACTGAAATTATATCTGTCGGATTCACGCTTCTATAATTATACGTCACTGTCACTGCATCTGTCGTCTTTGGCTTCAGTCCCAACACTATCAAGCCTGTATTCGGATCAAAATTCAATGGTGACACTCTTTGACCATTGACTTTAACAATGATCTGTGTTACCATCGTAGTAGACGGGTCAGTGCTTAATTTTGATCTTGGCGGAATTATCGGTTTATTCTGTGTGTAAAACCTATCTTCAAGACCCGTAAATTGATATGAATCATCTTCATTTTGAACTAAAATATCGTTTGTTTGCTTTTCTCTATCAAATACTAATGTACTGCTTTTCAATGTAGTATCATTAACGATTGTCCAACCGTCAGGTGCTAAATAGTAATATGAAACTAGTACGTCATGTCCTAAAGCCGGTGTCTCTTTAACAACTATAGCTCCAGTGTTTGCATTAAATGAAGTTACTTTAGCTTTATAGCTATACGTTACAGTGACAGTCGCACCGAAAACCGGTGCTTCTTTTAGCATTATTTTGCCGTATTTAGGTTCAATAGAGTCAATGTCAACAATGACAGAATCGACAATAACTGTTACATCATTTGCAGTCAATTGAACTGCAAAGATGTTATAGCTAGACATTAATGGTCTATGTTGTGTGACTAGTAATTTGTCTGTGCCGGTGAACTGCGCTGATGCATCTTCATCATGAACTATAACTTGTACTGTAGCGTCTGTAGTTCTTGATGCTATTTGTTTTTTATTTGCACCGTTGTAAACAGGTACTCGAGATACAACAAAGTTAGAATTAGTTCCGAGAATTTGACTAGTTACATCTTGTTCGTATAGTACTTCAGATTTGTTATTCTTGTCCCATAGAACATTATTAACTCTAACTGAAGCGTCATTCATATTAGCAACAAATGAATTCAAATATACAGTCTTGAAGTCAATGTCGACTGCGTGATCTTCCTCAACTATTCTATGATCACAATAGCGCAGTAATTTAGAATCGTATGACATTATATTACTTCTTGTTCAACTGTTAAGAATGTATGCTTGGTATCAAACAGTGAATTAATGGTTTCAATATCAGTCCTGAATTCACCCTTTGATATACGTAATAAATGCACTTGTTCTTGTAATTGTTCTATCTCATCCATCAGCTTTCTTATTTTGTGTTCGTAGTAATCTTTAACTTTTATGTTTTGATAAAACGGCTGCTTAACTCTTTGCACTAACAATGCAGCGTCAGCATCATCAACTTGATTTTGTACTTTTCTGTGAAACGTGTTATCGAAAGTTTTAGATTTAGCATTAACTCTAGTAGCTTGATTCAATAATTCTAATCTTGTCTTTTGAAGCTTATTTGCTTCTAAAACCATGTGGTTTATTTGAGCGTCGACCTTATTGAGTTCGCCCTGTAAGAAAGTTCGTAAATTGTCTAAATCTTGTTTTGAAAATATGCCCAAAAAATCAAATGCCACCTTGTACCTCCATAGTTATCGCACTATCAAATCACTTAAAAAATAACTTCAAGAATTGATAGGTAGCTTGAATTTCTGCAGCATTTGCTGAACCAATTAGCAGCACTAGCCCTGCAGTATATCCTTCAGGTCCAGAATCAGGCCCACCTTCAGCAGATTGAATCAACTGCTTTACCCTCTGCGTTCCGCCAGCAGCTGGATCTATTGTCAATATGTGAAAACCGGCATCACTAGAAAAGATTGCTAAAAATGTATCTAATATCGCTTGTATTGTATCAATCAACTTTTCTAACGCTTCAATCTTTTTTGTCAACAAATCAATAAACTGTGTTGTTGAATCTGACCCTTTTTGTATTGCACCCAACTCCTTACTAACCCAAGCTTCTAATGTATCAATAAATCCCTCAACGGGCTTTATAAACGACTTCATCGCTACTAAACTTGTCCAATTAGGATACATCCCTATACTTTGCTCACCCAGCGCTTGATATCCTGCGCACACTCCTGTAGTATCAATACAATAACTTGCATCATTTCGCTTCATCAAATCAATTGCTCTAACTTCACCACCCATCGACCCATCTTGACATCTATTCTCATCAAAAAACGTTACATTCGGTATACACCTGTTATCTAACTTTGTATTGCCTTTATTCAAACAAACTGTTCCACCATGATATATACACTTGACATTAGAATAATCTACACATATTGCTTTATTAGCACCATTATTACAAGCCACTTCATTAAACTCAGTTTTCTGCTTTGCACAACGTGAAGTGTAACTACCAACATAATATTCAATAACTATGCTATCACCCTGCTTATACCCTGCACCCGATATATCATTCATTGTCAGTACTGTATCACTACCTCTATACGTTACTAGCAAATCCCAACCAGCAACTAATCTTGTATCATTCAAAATACTAAAATACTCTTGCTTATCTGGCGCACTAACACTACCAGAATTATCATAACTACCTGAATCATCCCAGTTTATCATTGCACCATTAGCAAAAAACAACTTGTCATCAATACTTAATTTGTTTGTAGAAATTCTTCTAGCAGCTTCTGATGGATTTCTAACAATCAAATTACTAATGTCAACATGAACTGAATTTATGACTTGAATAAACGTATTAACTTGCTGCTCATTAGCATCAGCAACTATGCTATTTTCACTAAATCTTGACGTTGACTGTATCACAATACCTGTTCTATTGATCAACTTAACTGTCGGCTGTGATAGTGTCTTGATAACTTTTGTAACTGCTTTTGTCTTTATACATCTAAAATTCGAACAACGATTCAAGAATTCTTCACCAACCGGTGCAGTTTCAATTACAATCTTTGCCGCTGTCACTTCATTAGACAACTTACTATATACATCACCGAGCTTTGACCTAACTGTATAATAGTAGTTCTTACCAGATTGCGCACTGTAATGACTATCCTCATACTCATAGCCCATAGCCTTAGCAGTGTCTTGACTATTAGCGTCTTTCCAGCCAACAGCAAAATTACTGATTCTAAACTGATAATCATCTCTTGCAGATACAGAATTAGGCAACGGCTCAATTTTCTCGTTAGTCGTTATGTCAATTACATCACCAATTTCAGATATAATTTGATTGTTACTATCACGATGAACTTGAGTCGCGACAGCCATTCTTGACGGTGCCTCTAATCTATAAACTTCAAATCCATCAATCAAATCTACAAACTTTTGCTTGTTAAAAATACCAGCGACATTAAACGTCAAAAACTCTGGCAATTCCCATCGCAAAATGACATTATCTCCAGATAATGCCTGAAGTGCTTGAGGTTCTTGCACATTTGGCGTCCAATCAATTGCCGTAAATATCTTACGTAATGCCATTATACCCTTAATAATTTCGCCAATATTACCAGAATCTATAGCTATTACAAATGCGCCACAAGTGCCAGTGTCAGAAAATTGAGGTCGCTGACTATCATAAATATCATCAAATGAATTTACTACTCGTTGTTTGAAATTAGCCGACCCTCCACCAACACTGGCTAAAAACTTAGCAAACTCACTAGTATTGTTGCCTGGATCATAATAATTCGTACTTGGAAATACGGGTAACATGTACACGCCAGATGACAATAAGTCATCAACATACATCTTGATTACGTCAAATATCTTTTGTAGTATGACTTTTAGCGCACTTTGTGTATCTACCAATAGCACCTTCACTAAATTCAAAATTGTCTTAATCAGATTCAACATTGTCTTCAAAGGGTCAATTACATCATCAATAGCAGTTGCAGTAGACACTAGTGCATCTGGCATCATCTCACTCAAATTGAATGATTGCCATTCGCCTTTTGGTTGTATACCCTTACCTTTAAGTAGCACTTCTACATTTGGATTAGAAGTGTCATTATTGTGAATGTTTATTTTGCCAGTAATAAAGTCTTTTGGCGCACTTTGTGGAGAAAATATCACTGTAAACTGTGTGGATGAACCCGGTGAAATGTTAGCAGATGACCCAGATGCTAATGAGAATGACACTAGATTTTCAGTCACTGAAATATTAGTTATTGATAGCGTCTCAGACCCTCTATTAAAAACTTCAAGTACTTTCTGTGTAGTCTCTCTAACATTAGTTCTATCAAACTCAAGTCTAGAAACTGTTTCAATAACCGGTTTGTCAACACCAGTGCCTGTTATAGCGTAATCAATTTGAGGTTGTGTTATGTCGTCATTGATAATCTTGATACTTTCAGTATATGACTGAACTGCTGTCGGCTTAAATGAAACTGTAACGTCATACGTGCTATTTGGTAACACAGAAAATACTGTAGGACTGACATTGAAATATGAAGAATTTAGCTGTAATTCAACTGTTAGATCTACAATGCCCGTATTTTGTATAGGTAGTGTCTTATCAGTTTGTAAGTCGATTGCTGCATCACCAAAATCAAATGATACTGGTAAAGATATACGAGGATAGTCACCTTGACCAGTAACAGCTATGTCTAAATCAGGCGCATTGCTATGAATCGTTACATTATCACTAACTAATACATTGTCAGTCGGACTGAAGATTATGCCTAAATTGTAAGTTTCATTTGGGTCAATACTAAATTGACTTGTTTCAACTGAGAATGGTGAAGATACTGTAACACCTGTCACGTGTAATTTTACAGTACCAATATTCTTCAGAACTACTCTTTGTATCACTGACGAATTTATTTTTGCAATGAATTCTACTAATACACTATCTTGTAATATAGACGCTATATTTGCTAGTCCCGTGCCATCAACATTTATTAACAAAATGGGATTGACATCATCATTTGATTGTACTGTGATAGATCCTGATTGATATCCAAGTTGTCGCGGAGAAAATCCAATACTAACGGCTTTGCTTTCATTTTTCAGTATCACAAGCGAACTTGTAGATAACTTACGATCATAACTGACTCTTAACGATTTGCCATTAGATGCAGCATTAACAGTTATTAGTCCTGTATCTGTATTTGCTGAAAACTGAGTAGGATTTGTAGGATCTCCTAAAGTATATTGATCACCTGACACGTTGTCATAAACTGTTATTGAATCTAGTAACAAATTTTGATTTGCAGTACTAACGACATATTTTGAATTTACGTAAGACACGACTAGATTTTCTTGCGTTGGTGCCTTAAAATGAAATGCATCATTTGTTGATGACAAATCTATCATCAAATCTGATTCACGACTTGCATTAGTTATCATTACGTCTTGAAAACCTGTTTCTCCAATTGCTATGCCGCCAAAAGCTACACTAGTACTTGATAATTGTATTGTAGGTGAAAATACTTCACCTTCATATCTAACAACTAAAGAAGTTGCAGTTTGACCCACTGTAGTACTAAACTTTATGTCACTAGCAACAGCTCCAATACTAGTAGCTAGTAATGTAACAATTAGAGCAACAGACTCTCCCGGAACCAGTGTCACAGGCAATGTATCAACAGTTATGCTATAAGATGCTACACCTAGCAAGTCAGTGACAGAATAGCTATTAATAGTTGACGATAGTGAACTACGATTAATGACAGTCAATTCGATAATGTTTGAAACGTTTTTTGATATGAAATTGTTTTGTATTTTTTCAGGTATGACCCTAAATGAATGATCAAGTGAGGCTGATCCTAATAAGTCAACTGTGACTATTGGATTGAAAACGTCATTTGAATTTATCGTTAGCGTTTCACTTACATTTCCGGGCGCATCAAGTGAAAACATCACGTTAACAATATATGAACTATTACCTGCGACAACAAAGTTATTATTAGATACGGTAAAAGCGTTAACATTACCAATAGTAACCAATAAATCTGCATCTTTTGTGTTTTGAATAGTGAATGACAATACTTTTTCTTCACCAACTAACGTAGTACCAAAATCTAAAGTAGCAGCATCAACTACAATATTCGGTGACTGTGCATCGCCCGTAATAGCAATAGTATGCGGATTGCTGTATGCATTACTATATATAGTAATGACATCAGTAAAGTTGATTTCTGATGCAGATTGTATAGTGACAGTGAAAGATAGCGTGTCACCGTGATTAACTATCTGCGGAAAAGTAACAGAAGAAGTAAATGTAGTTCCCACTACTGTTGGAAAAACTACACTACTTATTGTAAGATCAACTACACCAATATTCTGTATAGTGATAGTTACATCACGATCAACATTTAGTGAATATATACCGAGATTAATTGATGTCGGTAACACTATTATTGCAGGTATCACTAGTCCGGTGCCTGAATAATTCACTATTAGTAGACCAGAATTACTTGATAGTCTTACAGAACCTGAAACTAAAGCTGAAGTTACTGGTAAAAACGTAACTGTAAATATTTGAGATTGTAGTGGTAAAATCTTGACACTGCCAATATCAATTGAGACTTCACTGTCATCAATAGTTACGGTGCTTACAATTACATTTACATCAGTCTCATTATTTGTCACACTGAATGTAGCACTAGCAGACATGTTTATAGGTATTGATCCGAAACTAACTGACGGTACTGATACTGTGCAAGAAGGTATAACACTGTCGCCATCAGTATTGAAAGAATATGAGCCTGTAAGGTCATTAGTTACTAGATTTATCGTACCGCTTTTGACACCTGAAGTTGTGGGTACAAATTGTATTTCAATATCTGCAGATTCACCTGCAAGAATTTCAATTGTAGACTGTTTAACTGCGAAATTTGAATCAGTGCTAGAAACTTCAACGATCAATTTTGAACCATTAGTAGCAATATTGCTAATTGATCTCGTCAGTGTCAGTGAGTCGTTGACACTTAATCTACCAAAATTCAAATCAGATGTGTTAATAACAACAACTGGTTCCAACACATTTGCTGTTACATTTGCTATTTCATCAGGACCGGCAGTGTTAGATATCGCTATTGTGCCAGTTGCAGTTATTTGGCTATTAGCGGTGTATTTGATTGTTATATTTTTAGCACTGTTTGCGTCTATGAAAAATGACAACGGTGCAATTTCATAATCTACACTAGAGCTTACAATGTCAGTTATAGTGACTACAGTTACAGCAGTGTTATAAATTGTTACTTGCTTAGTGGCAACATCACCTTTTGACAATGATCCGAAATTTAATGCAGTAGATGATAAGCTAATCATTTTGTAGTATCCGTCTCTTTTAGTTTGTCTAATTCATCTTTGCTAATTTGTATCACACCAAGTCGCTTTAGATTTTCCAATTTATGTACTAATTCTTTTTTCTCATGTTCTAGAGATTCTTTTAGTCCAACAAGTAACGGTTCCAAGACATTTTGAAAACCGATTCGATTTGTTCGATCCCATTTAATATCTGACATATTAAGACCCTAACATTGTTTGAATTTCAACAATTTTAGCATTGTTATCAATAATAGTATTTTGGGTATTGATGATGTTGATTTTTTTACTGCCTACTGCATAATACGATCCCGTTTTCTTATTTAGTCGATTAATAACTTGAGTCCATCTGTCTAGATATAATGTCGGACTCAGTTCAACTTCAATTACTGGGATTCTGCCTGCTATTTGTGCTTGGCGTGTACCGATATATGCTATTCTGTTAGCTATTTGTAACAATCTTTGATTCATTGTGACGTCATCAGTGACGTTATATGTGACTAGTAAGTCTTTATATTCATAGCCTCGCAATAAATTTCTGTCAACGTGCCATACACTAATGTCCAAAATTCTTTGCAATGATGAACTTGCAACAGTTTGTAATTCAGTTGCTGTATCTGACACTAGATTGTCTGTATAAAAACCTAGTCTAGTTGCACAGTCACTGCTTGTTATTTGAATCGTTGCAGTGCTTGTGAATTTTATGTATCCAGAATCTACTGTAGTAGATACGCCTGAAAAACTCAATATACTTGCAACTTGAATTGCAGTTATGAAATAGTTATTTGCAAAAGGACCAGTGCCCGGAGCCTCAATTGATCCTAATTGTAAAAGAAGTTGAGCTGTTCCACCGGTCACATTAACAATCGATCCTGTACCTGATGTACCAGAATATAAATTGTATGTTCCACCCTGATATGTGCATATAAAATTAGAATACGCGAATTGATTTTCCATAGAATCAGCAATGAGTAATCTAATCAAACTTTGAATTATTGCAGCTGTCTCTAAACCACTCATTGTCGTCCATGGAAAAGTGATCGTCTTAGTAGATTCACCATTTAACGCTACATCTAATGTCATGCCTGAAGCAATACTTGTCATTGGTATTGCACCTGAAATTGATGAACCATTACTGCATGAAATATTTATTGTTTGTACACTTCCAGCACCGATGAGTATTGAGAATGAATCACCGTTGAATAACATGTATTTTTCTGTATATCTTGACCATATTTCATTTTTAATTGATGTAGAATATTGAGCAGTAATCGCTGTTATTACGTCAGAAGCATTTGGATAACTAATGAATGACAAATTCATATCAACTGCACTACCGCTAACCCAATAAACTGTCGTTTGTAATTTTGCTGCATCTATAGTTACTTTAACATCAGTCACGGGATGAACTATTAAGTCCGGAGTTGTGAATGTCGCCATATCGGTTTGTAAACTAAACCCAATTTTTTCTTGCAACTTATAATTGACGTTATTTCTATAGGTCGGCGTCATATTCTTAGTAGGCAAGAATTTTGCATCGTCATATCTAAATTCAACTGCCGGTCTATCATAAATACGATCATCATTTACACCAGACGTTAATACTACTACTTGAGTTGTCTGACCTTCACCAAAAATATTCTTTGAAATCATGCCTATTTCTTGTCGCAAATGCATAATAGTTTTATCAGGTAACATTGACAAAACATCATTAATATCAGTACTAAGACTATTATACTCAGCTAACATATCTAAGTACACAGGATCTGCAGTCCCATATGCAGCACTACGAATAGACAATTGAAACCCAATCATTTGTAATGATGTTCTCTTAAAAACCAATTCTGAATCTGCAACACTAGCCCAGTTACTCAATCTAACGTCATTGTCAATATTTATCTGACTCATTAGCGCTGTTACAGCTGCAGCTTCTAATGATGACATTGATAATTCTATTGACAAGGCCATGGATTCAGTAAATGTATTTGTATTATCATAATACGGTGGTTGATTATTTAGATAAGCATACGGTACAAACTGAGGTATCGCTGCCATACTAAAGAAATCAACACCGGCAAATGATATAGCGTTACTTATGAACACTTTATTCGCAGATGGATCAGAAAAGTTTGCGAATCCCATAAAAGTTGATATACTGGTCGACTTATTATTGCCAGTACCAAACATTGGTCTAAAATTGTTTTTAGCAGTTATAATGAATCTAGACAATGGCGCTTGTTTATATTGAACAACATACTCGTTAGATGCAGTTGTATTAGCATTCAATAAATCTTGCAAAGTAGAAGATAATTCAGACTCAGAATAATCACCATCAGGTATAAAAACTGATACAGGAGTAGAACCTTCAAGTATATCAAATGAATTCACTTGTGAATTTATACGAATTTTGTTTCCATACAAATTCGGTTGACTTAAACTTGCACGATCATACATCGACGTAGTTTGTAAAACCAACTGAATATTTGAAATTAATGCATTGTTGACTGATAATAAAGAATAACAATCATATGTCGGATTTGATAAATTTGAACACAGTAGACACGTATTTTGATTCAAATAATTGTATAGATCTTGCAATGTATTATATGATGTTTCATTATTTCTACTATCAGTAGGTTCATCCATACCTATTGTAAATCTAAAATCTCTATTAGTATCACTAGCAGGCAGTATTTCTATAGATGATGTATTGCCGAATGTACCAGAATAAATAACAAACTTTTCACTATCAGAATAATACAAGCATTCAGCAGTCAAATATCCGTCTGAACCAATACCTCTTAATTGACTTTGAATCAATAACGAAATCTTTGCTCCATTATTTGATTGCGCAGGCTGTAATCCTCCTGAAAATGTCTGGCGCCAATCTGCACTAAAATCATCAATTGCATAACCCAATGAACTATGTACTGGTATTCTAACATCAAATCCTAATGTCAATTCATTCTCTGTACCATCAATCTTAACCTTAAACTTATTGTTTGCATACTTACCAACAACTTTAACTTGATTACTTGTAAACTTCATCAAATTAGCTAAATCTGTAGGAATAGCAGATGTGATTACTTCTACTGTAGAGCTTGTACCGCCAGTGCCTGATGCTATAGTAAAGGTTTGTATGTTTTGATTGTAAATGCACTGTGCATTAGTGAATCCGGCAGTAGCCAATCCTTCAGTAAGTTTTGCTGACAATACAAACGAATCAATAACTAATGGTTGTTGACCAGGATCAATTTCTAAAAACAGATCTTCAAATATCTTGACATCAGCTGTTATACTGTCAATTTTGACAGTTAATTTGTTGTTGCCAGAATGTATAGAATACGATGCAGGAACATTAGCTTCAGATGTAGTTGATCCCTTACGATCTCTTGTCCAGATTTCAAAATCTGTTCCTGCAGCTTTTGAAAGTATATATGCTCTAGCAGACGTAATTGGCACATCAACAAAGACTATATCATTCTTTTGAGCGGTTAAACGACCGTCATTTATTGTGAGTGTAGTATTAAGTTCTGTTGTGGTTATCCAAAATGCATCTTCCTCTACTGGTACAATTATTGTTTTACCTGTTAACAGTCGTCGTTCTTCTTCTAGTGAATAAATCTCAAGATGTTTTTCATCTACAAATTTCTTAGATGAAATATCAAACAGTTGCAAATTGTTAACGACATTTTGATCTGACGCAATGCTATCTTGCAATTGCTTATTGCTTTTGTTCAAGTCGTCGATTTTGTTTTGCAGTAATCCTCTATCACGCTCTGACAGTGTTGCCATCATCTACTCCTATACTATTTTTCCTGAATCTATGCCTGTGCTCGGGATCGGTGGAAGCGCTGGAGGCACAGTACCCACTGCCGCCCCCATTATTGTAGTAGAAACTGTTGATGCTTGAATTGCAGCTGCAACTCCCATTCCTATAGCCTGCGCTAACTGAGTTGAATTTTGACCTAAAATTGACGATGCCTGCATTTGAACTATTATGTTCGCTCCCATTGTAGGTCCTAATACTCCGACAATTGTTCCAGTGCCCGTGCCTATACCGACTATAGTTGACGATCCAACAATCATAGCTGTTGACATGTGAGTTGCAACTGCGTTACCTATAGCTGTTGCTAATGTCTGAGCTTTCTCTCCCAACAATGACATTGCTGACATTTGGGCAAATATTAGATTACCAACAGCAGACCCTTGTGTTATTGACCCGGATAAAGTTCCAGTTGACGACCCTACACCTATTCCAAGACCAGTCGATGTACCAGTATAAGTAGCTGATTGCAATATTGTCAAAATTATGCCATTACCTATAGCTTGTGCTAATGACGAGTCACTCTCACCTGTAAAACCAGCAGCAGCTAATTCTGTCTGTATCAATCCAGCTAATGCAGGTCCGGCAATTGGCATGATATCCTCTAATCGTTCTTCAACTTAACACTTCTTGGCTTTTTAGCATTTTCAGAAGAATAATATGTCGATGGTCGTAAATCGACATTATTATCAGTTAGCAATTTTTTTACAACAATCTTTAATATGCCATATTGTCTACAAATCTGCTTAATAGACATTCCTTGTTTATAATTATCAATTATCTCGATTCTATTAACAGAATCTAACATTGACTGTCTATGTTCTTCATGACGTTGCTTTGTGTAATGCGCTATACTTCTAACTTTTACATTGTTTTCGCGCAATATGCGCTTAACTTTTTTCTTATGTACACCGTACTCTTGACCATACTTATGACAAATTTGTGATATTGATAGACCACTTAGATAGTCTGAAACAATATTTTGTTCAATGGTAATATTTCTATCTTCAATTTGCTTTGACAATTTATCACTTTGCAGTGTTATTCCCCAATTTCTTATAGCTTCTAACAATATCTTTGTGTTAGATCTAAATTTATACTTTCTAACAATATTTCGAAAACTCAACCCTAATTCGCAATCTTTAATTATACTGTCTTTACATTGTTGTAAAATAAATTGATAAAATTCATTAGACCCATGTTCAGGCACCCATAAATTATATGCGTGACTTATCACTCGATAAGGTACATCATATTTTTGTGCAAGCTCTGACAAATTAAGACCATCAAGAATATGAAACTTAAGAAATTCAATTTTGTTAGTATTATCTATAAACTTCTTAACTGATTTTTCATTCTCATAATCAAGCTGATACAACTCTAAATCTATGTTAAGCTTTTTCTGTACTTCAAATGCACCTATTTCAACTAACTTATTTTTATCTATTATAGTCACATCTATGTTCGAATGCTGCTGCCTGAATAACTGCATTCTTTTCTTGTTTTCATCAGAAAAATATCCTTTAACTTCAACATATCTATCATAGTCTACTAAATAGAAATCAGGACAATATGTAAATTCCATTTCATTTTCATGCTTGCAATGAAATTGCTTAACATTTTCATGTACATTGAATTTAATATCTTGCTGCTCCAACCATAATCCAAACATAAATTCCCAACTGCCTTGATACGTCTTATTATGATAACGATACCATCGACATCTACCAGAACCTATGGGTGAAGACTTTCCAAAATTGTGATGATTTTTACCCACTCCAATGCCTAATGCTATTTGTTCCTGTCTTGCAGCTTCACAGCTTTTCAATCTAACGTTAGCTCGACCAAGAATGTTATTAATTTTTGCACGAGACAAACTGTATTTTCTTGCAAGCGATCTAACATTTTCGCCTTGCTTTTTATAATCTTCTATAATATTCGCGCCAATTGATTCAAACAATGACTTATTTTTTTCTGTTAAAAACGATCCACGAATTGTAATATGATTATATTGTAAAACGTTTTTTATAAATTTTCGCGAAAAATTATATTTTTTAGCTAAATCTCTAATTGTACTTTTTTCAATTTCATACTCATCAATCAATGTCTTACATTGCTGAGTCTTTGAAAACTCTTCAACTTCTTTTATCATATAAATTTCTCCTTTAAGTATAAAGGAGTGCCAGTTATAAATAAATGATCAAATTGTTGATTTCACAGTTGCAGAACCTACTAGCGCTGCTCCCGTAATATAGTCATAGTGTGACGCGACGCCCGGACTTCCCGTTACCAACCCACCTTGTGCCGGGGTATTCCCTAATGATACCATCGGAGCTTTCACATTTACTTCAGTTGCACTAATCACATCTACCTTTGTCATACCATTAATGGTGATACTTTGCGTACCAGAATTTACTTCAACTTTTCCTAACGAAGATTTGATAGTGATGTTTCCACTAGTAATCGTAACTTCAAAATTTCCAGACTTAAGCGTAATAGTCTTATTACCGCTTGAGAGAGTTTCTTTACTATCTCCCAAACTAATTGTCTGAGTAATATTTCCAGAAGTAACATCTACCTTAAAATCACCTGACGTTAATGCCGCTTCTCTATTACCACTAGTTATAGTCTCTTTAATATCACCACTTGTCAAATCAGTAGTCTTACTACCCAGCATTAATGTCTCTGTACTATCACCTGCAATCAACTTAACTTCTTTATTTCCTAATGTTAACTCTTCTGTTTTATTTCCCTCAGTAATTTTCAATACATTATCACCCTTAGATATCTCAACTGTATTACTCTCACCATACTTACTCTGTCTTGACTTTGTCACAATCTCTTGATAATCACCACCAATATTCACCATTCTATCATTAACATAATTCTCGACTTTCGCTCCATGCACATCTTCCTGACTCTTACCCTTCACAACCAAACTATATGATCCATCAACTGTTGTAGTCTTGTCTGCATGAACTGTCTCAGACGCTTTGCCAAAATACTCCTCAACTACTGCATTGCCATCTAAATTCGGCGCATTCACAGTTATATGCAATGACCTATTCAACACCCATTCACAACTTCTTTGCGATGACTCGTCTGCTCCAAAAGTCATCAACACTTTACCAGTAGTATTAAGCTCAATTGACTTGCTATTCACATTCTCTTTACCAATTGACAACTTAATACTACCATCAGCAGCAAATTCTAATGATCTATTTGCACCAAGTGGATGTAATCTTGATGATCCAGCTAAATGAATAAATGTATGACCCTCTTTATCGACATCAAATTTTGTACCACTTGCAAACTTCAACTGATAAGCTGACGCAAGATTCAAATACTCATTCGGTCTACAAACTATATCATCAACTGCTACAACTCCCTCTCCTGTAAATATCTGTGGTCTCAATACCTTACCATACTTCTCTATCACACTTCTTTCATTACCAACCAATGTACCAAATAATTGTGCGACCAGTAACCTGCCCTTAGAAGTATCATCAGCAAAATCTCGATAATCATAAGATTCAATCACATCTAATACAGCATTTGCCTTTTCTCTAACTTCAGTTCTAAGCTCAGTAAACGCTTGACCATTTTCATCTATAGACGGCCCATCTGTAACTACATATAATGGTTGACCATTATCCATTATCACTGGTTCAATTGTCGGTGCAAATTGTCGCGTGATAATACCATTCAATATTCTAGCGGCATTAGTATAGACATGATTATTGATTGAGTTACTATATATTGTACGATCTGTGCTTGACAGTATTATCTCATTAAGTTTTGAATCAGATATTACTATTCCATTGTCAAGAAAAACTTCAGACCCGTGAGTTGATTCAAGACCAACATCGCCTGGATATTGCTTTCTTTTCTTTACTCTTCGTACATTCCAGCCAATTTTGTCATGTATGCTTTCTAACTGTTTGATGTCATCAGTTGTTTTGCCATTATTGTAGATGTAATTCAGTGATCGATAATATTCACTATCAATGTAGGCCAATATTATCGGTACACCGCTAGTATTTGTTAGTTTTATGAATCCGCAAATTACTACCGATCCCTCTTCAGGCATTCCGCCAATGAATGCTCTACCAGTAAACAACGGGTTAGTTATTGGTACACTTCTCGACAACACGGGATTAGAAGTGAACTGTATATCAACTACATTTCGTTCATTATCGACACGTATGATTTTACCAATTTGTAGAAATTTGTAGAAGTCTACATATTGACCAAATGAGGGATCATCACCCTTTTGTACAAATGACTTTTGAGGTGCCATAATTTTATTTAAGCTCCGACTTAACCAATATCACTGCTTTGAATGCCTGGTTGATTCAATGCCAGATTTGCTTCAGTTGACGGCTGCATTGCTGCTGCTATACTTGAGGCTGATCTATTACCTAAACCACTCAATACAGCTACATTTTCAACTTGATTAAGCGTCAATGGTTGTTGAAAACTTAACACGCTTTTTTGACTACCGGTAGATGTTTTCAATTTCATTGATGAAGCTAATTCAACGCCTGACGGAGTAGTTGAATTGATTGCTTTTATCTGAAAATCTTCTGTCAACATCAAGTCTCTACCATACGGAAATCCATCACCGTTTAATTCATAACCGTCTTTATCAGTAACTTGCTGATATATTCTGGGATCTGAATTTGCTTGATCACTACTGTTATAAATGAATCTAAATGAACCCTGATATTTCAAAATGTCATCAAGCGTCTTATATCTGTAAACCGGTCGCTGAGCTGTAAATGTCGCAGACTGTGTAGGGTCGCAAAGCTTTGACACGTTGTTCATAGGATTGTCTAGGTCTGTCGGTACATCTTTACCGGTAATGTTTTCTTGAGTTGAAACCGTACCGTCAGTTTGAGTGTACATGCGTTTAAGTACTTCACCTAATGCGTCCCTCTTTTTCTGTCTAACAGCTGTTAATGTCAATCTTGTTGTAAATGATTCACCAAAAGTGAAATCATGATCAATACCAGTTACATAATAAAATGCATCACGGCCTGGGCAATATATCGGATAACCAAGTTTAAGTTCTGGTCTGCCAATAATTGTCATTGACCCATTAAATATCAAACTATTTCGTCTAGTAAGCTCTCTTTTTGCATAATTGAACGCTTCTTCATTACTTATCAAAAAATTAGTCGTTATCATTTGCTGACGTAAACCGTACTTTTCTAATTTACCAAATGATATTGCGAATCCATAATAAGGGTTTGCGTCGCTTCCTTCATATTGCCAACCATTTACAGGTGTACCCTTAACGTCAATTCTAGTCCATACTTGACTTTCATCTTCAATCACATTTACGTTCTCTATATCTAAGTCATCTACGATATATACGGGATTTGCCCGAGTGTCCATATTGTAAAATTGCGGTTTCAAAACTACAGTGCCGTCAACGTCTTGAAAAAATTCATAATGAATCTGTTCTTTAGCATTATTAGCTACGTCTAATCTGTTTTGCAAGTTTGATTCAAATGCCGGTGCTGTTCCTGTATTAAAAGCAGCTGATCCTTCTGGATATAGCTTTGACACATCTATCCATGGTAACTTAACAGTTTTTTCTGTAAATGACGGCCCAAATTCACTTTGTGCAACCTCTTTAACAACTACATCTCTAGAACCATAAATATATGCATACGCATCTAGATCAAGACTAACATCTTTCACATTTACTGAATTCACTGTTCCAGGTCCTTTGAACCCGTAAATATACAGAGCTGATGACAGTGCTTCAAACTTCTTATTCCATGTTTTTACTAATTGCTCATTATACGCTCTAAAACTATCTAATGTAACTGTTTTGTCTATAATTGCATCTTCCGTAGCTTTACTTCTATCAGCGATATTTTTCAAGTCAAAAAAGTTCTCATTAATTGACAATGATAGCAAATTTGCAATTACACCGGGAGTACTTATACCAACAAACATTGACGCAAACGCAGTCATTTGAGAATTTAATCCCGTCTGAGCAGCTGCATCATGCCATATTATAGAAGCATATGCTGATGGCTGCACATTCACACTAGTAACTTGTAACCATCGCATCATATCTTGACAAGTAATTGTAGTACTAATAATGTCACCAGCAGCTTCTGATTCTGATAAATTAGTTATCATGCCCCAGAATACAGGACAATATTGAGGTTCGCCATCTACTAGAAATCGACCCTTCATGTATATTTCTATCTCTAACATTGTCGACAATATGTCTCTAACACTGCCATAAACACCTTCAAACATATGCTTTGGAGCTCGGACACTAATTGTTGCTTCGCCAGGAACTCGATCAATTCCTTTTGACACTGAAATACTACTAACAAAGTTCATGAAATCTACAGGCACGTCAACTACTTGACCCGTAGTATCTATTCGCTTTAACGTAATTGTACGTATACCGTCAATATAAACGACAGCATCAGGTGCAACAGCATCAACTGCAGGTTGTCTATATTGATTCTTGTTCATTGCATGTTTCTCACATCTATTGTATTACTTACAGTAAACTGAAAATTGAATGTGAAATTGAATGGTTTTTGATCTGTCTCTTCAAACCTAAATGAATCAAACGATCCTCTATAAATTATGTCGTCATAAGCAATAATGACACGACCGACAGACTTTATCACGCTATTGCCACCGTTGACCTGTGACATATTACCGGGTCTAGTAAAGTAATTTCTGCCATTGTTTCTATAAACTTCAATTAGACTTCTAAAATTGCGATAACCTAATGAATCTTTTCTAGCTGCAACGGTTAATCCTTTAGTACCATAAAACATTGCTGACGTGCCAGAGCAAGTCATTACGTCAAGTTCGTCATAAGCAAAATTATGCAAGTATGCACCGTCATCTCTTGACGTTGATCGCTTGCGACTCTGAGTAACACGTTTAGTAAATGATTTGTTGAACTCATTAGGGTTTATAGCCAACATCAATACTGGTGGTGGTTCATCGATGTCCAGTTCAAAGTACATCGGTTTCGAAGCTGTATTTGATCCTAATATGTTGACCATACTATCCCTGTACTGCTTGTGGACCGACAATATCTAGTGTCACTCGATCATTTCTTATTGCACCAGGTTGCGTAACAGTCGTGACGTTTCTAAATGATTTCATTCTACCAGGATATACTTCTTGCGTGATTTTGAATGAAAATTCATATTCAAGATCAAACTGTTTTTCGCCAGATTCAGTTATTGATAATGATTCAAAGTAACCTCGATATACTGCACTATCATAGTTCATTACTACAGAACCTTGAGCAACTAGCATTCCTGTTTTTTCATCAAATAGTGTTCCGTTGTTTCTGTATATGTTGATGAATTTTTCAAGTTCAAGGAATGCTTGAGTATCTCGTCTGGCATAGTTTGTTAAGCCTGTTGGTCCGTAAAAATTCGCTGTTCGTCCAGATGACGACATTGAATCTAGTTCTTCACCCCAGTGTTCTTCAACAAATCCGCCTATTGTACGTTTGCGATTGATAAGTTGTTTGTAATCTGTGCTCAAGTTTTGAGGGTTTATGCTCATTGTCAAGTCAGGAAGTTTGTACTTATCTGGAATGTCTTGTATTTGCCAAATTATTGGTTTTCTGTTTATGACATTGTTGTTACCGACCTGAGCAGGAAATGCTTGACCTGTGAACTCTTCAGTAGTTCTACGAATTCTATTATCGAGTTCGCTTAATGTGTTTACAGTACGCTGTAAACTGACAATTGCGTCATTTAGAGCCATTAGTAGCCTACAGGTCTTTCGCTATAGAGTACTTTGCGAATGATTTGTTCTATTTCTTGTTTGTCACGCTGATTGACTTGTATTGTCACAGTGTTATTGTAATTTGAACCGTTGCCACCACCAGTACTAGTAGGCGTTGTCTTTATTGAATTCATTAATGACATCAAATTGGCTGCACCTGCCTTTTTTGTTGAATCACTATCAAATACAAATTCTTTACCATGAACCATGCCTGCAATGTCATTAGATGACCCTGATCCTGTGTAACCTCCACGCTTGAATCTATCACCGCCAATAAACATTGACTTCATAGACGTCTTATCAGCATCTGATAAATTAGCAGATTCACCACTTATTACATGTTCTAAATCTTTTCTTATTGCTTCACGATCAAGATCTCTGTGGCGCATTCTAACTGCACCAATTCCACCAAATATATTCTCTGCAACTAATCTAGAGTCGCCTGTCATTTTATCAATATCACTTTGTATTTTCTCAGATATCGAATTAAACATTTGAGATGAAAGCTTTTTCTCTTTTGCAGAAGCCCCTGTAGCAAACTTGTAAACATCACCCATTCCAACAGCTTTTGCACCTTTAAACGACAAACCTGAATATTGTTTCTCAAGTTCACCCAATGTGGCTTCACCTGACTGCAACTTTCCAATTCCAGCATCAGCTCCTTCTAACTCAGCAGTTGCAGCACTGTATTGTCGCTGCCAATCAGGAGTTCTTTCAGCTTCAGGCGTATGTTCAAGCTCTTTTACTCGTGCTGATAATTGTTCTCTAGCTTTCATTGCAATTCGTAAATCTTTACTAAACTGTTCTTTTGTTTGTTTTGTTGATTTATAATCTTTACCCAACCAATTCTCAATTAACACATACAACTTTTCTATTGTCAAATAAATGTCTCTAAGCCAACGCTGTATTTGCTGTTCAATTATATCTTGAATAGGCTTTGTACCCTGCGCTATTATATTGGCTTGCTTTTTTCCTTCTTTATCAAGTCTTTTAACTTCTTCGTCTGATATCTGTTTACCAAGACTATCTAAACTCTTACCATTTTCTGCTAAATCTTCAACCATTTTCCATTGATCAGCTGACAATCCGAATGATTTTCCCATCTCCATAAATTCTTTTCGATACTTAATCAATGCACCATATAATTCTTTCGGATCCTCAATATTTATCTTCAAATTCTTTTGCTTAACGACAGCTTTAACAGCTGCAGAAATTTGCTCAGCCGGCTTCAATGCTTCAAATGCTCTAATGCTTTTCTCAAATGCAGATGCATCAGATTCAAAAATAGTCTCATTCAACATCTTAAATCTTTTTTGCTGATCTGTTAGTGACTTCAAATGCTCTTCATCACCAGCGCTTAAAGACTTTCCTTGCTTTGCTAGCTTAGCCTGTCTAGCTGTCAAAGCCTCAACTTCTTTATCTCTTTCTTCTCGATTAGCTTTTAGTGCATCATGTTCTTTACCAAGAATGCTCATTGCATCAGTCTGATCCATAACTAACATTTTTTGTTGATCTGTCATAGTGCTTGACAAACTAACTAAACTTGATGCTAATTTAGTAGCTTCTTTTTGACCAAACTTTGAACCCTTAACTAGATTTGCCATGGCCGTCGAAACATCAGTAACATTTGTTCCATATAACATTAATCCCTGCGCTGCATTCATAACACTTGAAAAGAATCTAGACGTTGTCATTTCTGATTTAGCTGCATCATGTCTTAACATTGTAAATGTTCGGCCCAACTCAGAAACTCCAACATTCATATCAGTGACCCACTCACCAGAAATAGCTGCCATCTCACCAAATGACTTACCTGACAGCATCGACATGTGCTCAACTTCAACAAATGTCTCACCGCCTCGCTTCATAACATCATTAAGCTTTATGCCCGCATTAGTCAAAGCTCCAACATTTTGTAAAGCCTCATCATACTTCATTCCAACACGATCAAACATTGACGACAATGTCTTAATGTACCCATCTGTGGACTTGGCCCCTGCTAAATTTCCATTTTCAATTTTATCCCATGCATCACTTCCAGCAGCCCCAAATAAAAACAATTGCTTTCGACTTTCTGACACTTCCTTATTAAACTTCAATATCATCATTATTATACCAGCAATACCACCAAGAGCAAGTAATGGTGCTGCCAATTTACCAACAACTCCCAATAACTGAGCGCCTTGCTCTCCTGCAACTGCCTTAACTGCACCTGGCGATGCCTTTTCTGCTATTTTTTCAGTAATAGTCGGCTTCTTCTTAAATCCTAACTCATCTCGTAAATGCTTTCGCTCTTCTCTAAAAATCTTTCCTCGTTCAAGCCAACCAACATGCTGTGTCTTCAGTGCTATTGATTGCAGTCTTGCTTCTTTCAATCTATCTTTCAATTCTTCTTTTCTTACCTTCTTTGTCTTCATAAACAATTCATGATGCTTCTTCTCAAACTTAGTCTGCTTCTCATCATAAGAAACATACTTCTTAGCTTGTTTTAACGCTTCTTCATCTGTCATATCCTTATTCATCTTCTTAATTTCAGTAGCCAATGCAGAAACCATCTCTGCTCGTTCTTGCTGCATCTTTTTCAACTGTTTAGTTCTATCTATCTCTTCTTCTTGCAACTTTGCAAGCGTCTCTTGACGTTGCTCTTGTTCTATATCAAACTTTTCTCTCTCTTGCTCTAAATTCAATAAATCAGATTCTATCTTATTCTGATCTTCTTTCAATTTGTTAGCTTGCTCAAGAGGCTCATTAGCTGCCTCCATCATATTCTTTTGAATTTCAGCAATTTTCTCGCCAGCCTGCTGCTGCTCTGCAATGTGCGACTCTATCTTTTTTCGAGCTTCATCTGTATCTTTACCTGACAATTTGTTAATATTCTCTTGTGCTTTAGCAATCTTACCATGCTGTGATTCTAAATCTTTACCATACTTGGATTGCAACTTACCAATTTTATCGATTGCATCAGCATGATCTTTATCTAGACTAGCAAATTGTTTTCTAGTATTAACTATTTTCTCATCAATACTCTTGAGTCTTTCGCTACTCTTCAGTCTATCTTTATCAGCAGAATCTATTTGCTTACTAACTTTAGCAATCGACTGCTCGAGTTCTTTCCAACCCATATCAATAGGCTCTTTACGAAGCTTATCACCTATCTGTTTGCCCAAAGCCTTTACTTTAGCTTCGTCAATATCACCAAACTCGAGATCAACTACTATTTTAGAATTTCGAGCCATACTATTCCTTTTCTACTACACCCTTAGCATCCACATCGCCTGACTCTCTTTTCTCGACTGACAACTTAATAACCTTATCCAACACGCAATACTCGTTAAACAAATAATCTACTAACTCATCACCAAACGAAGAAACAATCTCCAACTTCTGCTTCAACATTCCCTTAGGATCTAACTTAACTTCATTAACTGAAACAATTGCCCTTGCAACAGTCTCAACTTTCAATGACTGAACACTTGCCTCTGTATCACTATACCTATTACTATTCTCAAATATCTCAATAACTTCTTTAGCCATCAACGGTGCCAGCACTATCTTAACATCTGCTACTGTAACAAGTCGCTCTTGATACTTATATGTCTCTAATGACTTTAATGCATCAAACGCCTTTGTCTCATTTTCATTAGCCATTTTCATTCTCCTTTACATCTGTTTTAATATTCATTGCTTCTCTCTTTGCTTCAGCATCTTTAACACCTATCACATTTGTCTGTGCTGTCATCTCGATATTCTTGAAGAAATTGTCTATTGAAGTCAACAATCTAGCATATTCTACATATAACTCATCAATCAATTCCTGGTGCCAACTTGAAATAATCTGTCTTTTCTCATTCACACTCATCTTATCTAAGGACATTTTATTGACATGAGTTATTGCTCTACAAAGAGTCTCTAACTTATGCTGGTAAATGAATGCTTGTCCCCACAAATTCATACAATCAATAAATGTATCTGTCTCATCTTTAGCACCCAATGTCCTAATAGTTACTATAAAATTCTCAACTGGCACATCTTTTGACCTATGTCGTATCTCAGAAATAGCATTCATGGCCAACAACGGATCTTCAAACTTCTTTGTCATAATGACTCCTTAATTTATCGTGATTTTTGAATCTGATC